ATGACTCCAACTTGGAGTAATGTATCTTTGAAAATCTGCTTCTCTCCCTCTGCAACTTCCGCAGATGAAACGAAGCGAGCAATGCTATGTTGGGATAGTAAATTGACCTTGCCTTTGGGGGTTCCATCTATGTCAGTTGAGAAGTCGATTCTCCCCTTCTTAGAAGAAAGAAAAGTCAGGATGACTTCTCGTTCTCCAATTTGAACTGTGAACTTACTTGCACTCTCGGATGATTGGAATACTTCTATTGTGTCTGCCGTCATATCGCTCATCAGATAATCCCACCCTTTTCAATCCTCGATGTGCAACCATACTGTTTCTGTCGGTGGAGCCCCAGTTAGAGTCCAATACACACCACATCCTTTCTCTCCACATATCACTGCAAAGTTCGGCCATTTATTGAGTGGAGCAAGAATCAAAGCATCCATTTCTGCTTCCCTTCCACAGTCAGGATTTGGGCATTTATCTATCACTGATATTCCATACACCAATGCTCGTCTTGATGGAGAACCCAAGTTCCTATTATCAGGAGTCAAAACCTCTTTGGGAATTGGAGTTCCATCCATGAACTTCATACGAACTTCTTCCTGATTTTCTCGATTATTGCAAGTTGCTTTTCAGTTAATTTTCGACCTGAGATTACTTTGATTCTTACGGAGCCACAGAAGTTCTTCTCCCATGTGTTCAGAATGTCTGCGTGATGTTCCAGCCACCCATCTATCTCCGATGCTAATTCAGGCTTCTCAACACTCTCAGGATTGTGTTTCAATTGGTGTTTGATTTCAACCTCAGAATGAAATCTTTTGTAGCCCCCACCAAGACTCTCAAGCCCGATGTGTCTGATACGATTCTCGACTTTGACTGCCATGTTTTTCTCCCAGTCATTGAGTTCGTTTTCTAAGTCATTGCAGATGCGTATGAAGTGGTCTGCTTCCTTCTTCCATTTGTTGCGAAGTTCATTCATTTTCTGAGCCATTTGCCTCTGCCTCTGCAAGTGTTCCTCACGGATTTTCCTCATATCTTCGTTATACTGATTCAACTGTCGTGAATACTCCTGATATTCACTCTCGGCAGTTAGCATGAACTCATCCCATTGACGGGATAGTTTTGGGCTTGGATAACCATGCGACAAAAGACGCTTGACCATATTCCTGTGAATGGTTCTCCACAGTTTCTTTTTGGGGTCGCTCCGAAAGAGAAATCTGTTGTTAGTCATCATCTCTTGAAACCTCTCTAAATCAGAGAGAACTGATGGGTATTTTTGAGTGAAGGTTTTCCGATTGAATTGGTGCTTTGCTTCTTTCATATTCGTCTTGAGATATTCCTTCTTTTCTTCATCGTTCAGAACCTTTCCGTTGACCTCAATTTCGACATAGCGATGGACACAGGTATTGCCAACGACAACCTTTCTATCCGCTACCTCATCATGTAAGATACAGTTCTCCACTATCGGGTGTTTTCCACATAGCCCACACGAATCCCTTTTGCCATATTCAGAATGAGTGTATTTCCAATCATTCTTGAACTCATTATACGGCCTGATGCTACCATCGTCAGCAACTATCCGAGATACTTTTGCGAGGCTGATTACCTGCCTCTTTTCCATCCTTGAAGTTCCTTCGGCCAATGCCTCATACAATTCGGTCGGCATCTTACCTGCTTTAGCCTGACGACTCCACCTGAGAGCCTGTCGAGTTAGCACTGCATCCTGTTCCATGCAAACTCAGGATTCTCCCACCGTTATGAAGTGTCGAACTCGACATCCGGCCTCTGAAAAAAACTTACTCGGCGTAGTCAGATTTTGCAATTTTGATACCCAAAACCATTGATTTTAGCAAATCATTGATATAGGGGAGGCCCACCGTAGGTCATTACATGACCTACGGGGCAAACACACGAAACACACCAAACCTACACGCTCATGCTCTGCAAAGAGTGGATGAGAGATTAGTTGGAGATGAAGCAGAAAAGGTCATCTCAGCAGTCAAGAAAGCCTGTGCAAAATACGGTAGCAGGTCAGTAGGAATAATCGCACACGACATCGGCACTCAGAGAGGCCAAGCATGGGGAGCAAAGAGCAACGGCAACTTGGTAGTTGTAATAGTCAGGCATGGACAGGTCAAGACTGTCTATCTCCGAAGGGCAACTCAGACATTCGACCTATCGGTATCTCGCACCGATATCCTTGTCGATATGACTGGCCGTGTCCTGTCGAGCCCGATACGCTCCAATGCTCACGCTGGCCGAAGAAATGGTCGCAGAAATGAACCAAGAGATATCTTCAACATGAGGGGGAACTGAATATGACAACAAGAAAACTACTACGAATTAACAACAACAAGAAAATCCACTTCTCGTATCAGGACAGTTTCATGCATGGAGAGCATCATGTTATGCTGGGATGCAAACTTGGATATGACCCTGTGGAATCATTCACAGAAACACCAATGACTGTGGATGAGTTTAGACAAGCAATTGAGGATGGAAAAATATGCAAGACCTGCCTTCGTGAATTACTACGATGGAAGAATGGTAGCATGAACAAAATTGAGTGGATAATTGAAGCAATGTATGGGGGCAACTGAATATGACAATAACAGACGCAGACAGACACACTATATTCAGAGGATATGAATACCGATTACACAAGCATTATGACGACAAGGAAATGGCTCAGATGGAAGCATCTCTTTGCCGTCATTATGGAATGCAAACTGCATGGGAATCTAAGGGCAAAACAAGGGCTTGTGTTAGACAACTATCGAATGGTCGATGGGGTGTCTATACAACCACATTCTGAACTAACTGAGATGGCGTTTGAGCCATGTTGGTGTTTCCCCAATTGCACCCCTGAACCAATGGGGCAAAAGGTGTGAGTTCATTCTTGCAAATCTTGCCCATGAACCATCGAGAATAAACAGGTCGCCTTTGTCGGTTGGACTCCTGATTATTCGCCCTGCTCCCTGCACCAGTTTTAGAGCCGTTTGGAGTTGATACCAAGCCTTGCATGGGGCTGGGCAATTGAATGACCCACAGAGGCCGTTAGAATACTTGTTAGGGGGTTCGTAGGGGCAGTCAGGGGTTGATTCATACTTGGCTCTCCAAGCGTGTTCATCTTCCTGTAATCGTTGCTCTATCACGGCATCTCCTTTGATGGGCAGATAGGGAACTTTGCAGATGACCAACCACTCTGCCAACTTGCCTTTGAAATCGAATCCTTGACCAACATAAGTGCTAATCAAAACGAGGCTATCATCCTCGCTGGTGAAGAAGTGTTTCAGGGCAACATCTCTTGCTCTTGGATTGGAGTCATGGGTGACTATCCTATCTCCATATCCGAGTTCTTTCAGACCATCAACAATTGCGTTTCTGATGAAGTGGCTATGAGGCAAAACAACTCCCCTTCGATTGGGGTATCTTTCCATGATTCCAGCAATGGCTTTGACTTGTTTGAGAACTGATTTATCTCTCTTGGAATATGACATGGAACCACATGGGGCATAATGGATTTTGAAGTTCTCAGGTGGGAAGGGAGATTTGGTGATATTGACGAACAGATTTCTCTGATTTTCAAGTCCAAGACTGGAGAGGAAAGTGTCGCAATCCAATATCGTAGCAGAGAGGAAAATCCGTTTCTTGGAAACTCTCTCCAACATCTCCGATGCAAGCCTGTCGACACGGACAGGCCGGACTTTCAGATACCGACCATTTCGGTCTGATTCGTTCTCGACTACAACTCGATTTGGCTCCTTGAGAAGTTCCAGTAAAGTTGCAGTCTTTCCAAGCAACTTTCGATACCTCTCAACTTCCTTCTCATCTTCCTTCAATTCTGCTAACTCAATACCTGCTTCTGCCGCCTTGTGTAATTCAGTGATTGGTGGAATCCAATCTGATGCATGGTAGTGCATTGGGAAGTTGGTTGTCGAGCCATGTGCAAGACCCCAATCCCTGAGAGTAATTTTGGTTTCAAAAAGGCCGAGAAGAAATGACTCCATGTCATGTGCTTCATCCACGATTGCGAACTCTCTTTGGCCGAAGTTTTTGTCACCTTGAATCAGTCTGAATAGATACGCTGGATTAGACAAAACCAATCTTGAGTTTGCCGCCTCAAACTTCTGTTCGTAGTAGGGGCATGGGTCATCCTCTTTGGTGTGTGGACACGACCTCTTTGCACCATAGCAAGGGGCTCCATCTGCGGTTCCTTCCCTGACCCAACAAGGAAAGTTATTCCGCCCTTTGATTTCTTTCAGAGATGAACCGTAATCTCGCTTGTATTGCTCAGTCAATCCGAGAGATGGTGCAAGCAGATATGCAGATTGAAACCACTTCTGCAAAGTCATGGCTATCGCAGACTTACCAATTCCAGTCGGTGCTTGGATTACGATGTTATCGAAATCGTCATTATCCAAAGCCCATTTGATGACTGAGAGAGCCTCTGCCTGATAGGTTCTCGGAGAAGGCATTGGAAAATCAGGTTGAATATCTTCCCAAAGGTCAGGAAGTTTGGATTTTGAGGGTATATTGATTCGCACGACTCCCATATTACTACGGAAATAGCCCCACCGATATGAATAGAAGCCCATAGAGCGACTCTTTTGCAAAAGAGGCTCCAACCTACCACTGGAGAAAAAGACGGGCTTAAAACACCACTATTTTGATATTCGTAATTTTGAGATATGTAAAATTAGATGCTTTGACCAGCCGCAAACCGAATCGCCGTGAGAAAATCTGCTTCTTGACGACCAACAGTCATGGATATGGTAGTTGTTTCTGCATTCATATCCCAAGAAAACTCAAACACCATCTGTTTTCCAGCAAGCCCACCTTCAATTGACTTGAACTCAATTATATCACCACATTCAATATCCAATCTATTTGGAATCGCCTCAACAATCCAACGACTTCTTGTCTGACCTTTTTGATTGAGAATCTGTCTTGCAAATAATCTTGCAGAAGCCTCATCGACAATTGATGTTTCTTCATACAATCTGTGGATTGGATTAGTAGGAGTATTTTCAGGTTCAGTCACAGTCAAATTGATTTCTGAGTTCTGAACAGTCACCAAATTGATTAGGTCATCTTCATCCTCTTGTCTTGTGATGTATGTTGGAATGAAATCTAACGGAGCAGATGTTCTCGGAAAACGACCAGCAACATACGGAACGACAGTCGTATCATCAACTGTTCGGAGCCTGTCGAACTCGACATACTTCTCCTTGAGATTTCCTTTGAGTCTGAATAATGCTGGTGTGCAATTGACGATGTTCAAAACAGTGAGCATTGCTTCCAATCTATTCTGCCCTTTGAGATTCAATGTAGTTGGTATTTTGACATTAGTTTTGTTTAGCATCTTTGCAAGACTTGGAACCAAAGAATACGAACTTGAACCAACTATCTCTTTGAGAATATCTGCACCATCTGCACCAGTCTGAATAATCAGTGGATTGGACAAAAGAATCTCGTTTGTGAGCCAACCAAGCGTGTCGATACCGACAACCCTGAACTCTTTGTCTGTCGATTCCACATCCAAACAAAATCCATAGAAAACAGGTGGCTTAGGGTTCTCTGATGAAGCACCCCAAGAAACAGGAGAAGCATCTATCCTAATCCTATCTCCCCTTGCTATTTTGAAAGCCCTCTTACCTCTTACATTTGAGAAGGAAATTATCGCTTCTCTCGGACTGTTTAATTTCTGTTTGACTTTGATACTTTTGACCCCATTTGTAGTCACTGATTCCCACTGCTCAGAACTCTCATTGAAGTGCTGAACTGAGAGGTCGAGATGATTGGGCATGAATCGTCAGGATAACCTACGGTTCAAGACAGTTATGCAAATTGAACAGGTGCTTTTGAAGCAGTGATTTTTGCTTCTCCGTATGCACACTGGATTTGAACTGGGAAAGATTCCCAGCCATCGTATTCAACAAAGAAAAGAGCCTCCCTCATTTTCTTGCAGTGAGATGTGAATGAAGGGTGTGTGCCTGTGTAGTTGATGAGTTCCATGCAGACTCCACCAACAAGACTTCTGTAAATGCCGGAAGCAATGTTCTCTTGCATTGCAAATGCTTCCCACTCCCACATCCTGTCGCCATAGTAAATCTCTGCATCGGTTCCCTTCTGAACGACCTTTCCATTGAATGCGAAAGCAGACTTTACTACTACCTCATCTTTTGAGTTCAACTTGACTATTGTTCTGAGCCTCTTGGAAGCATACTGAGCAACATGGACTAACTCATGTCCGAAGTGAATCATAGAGCCAATTGTTCCATCGAAAACTGCACTCAGTTGAACATGGTCGACAATCCCTTTGTTGAAGTCCTCAAACCCAACAGGTCTTACTTCTGCAAGTGCAGTGTCGGTTCGGTCAGATGGAGCCCAGCAGTTGATTGTGATGTTGAAGTTGTTTAGTCTGACCTTCGATACATCAGCGAATCCAAATACCATTTCGTATGTGATTTCAGCAATGTTCTCAGGTGTGTAGGGTGCTTTGATGTTCTGCACATTTTTGATTGTGATTGGCAGATTGAATCCCTTCACGGCTACGATGACTGAGTTCTTCTCACCGGATGGGTGTGGTGCTGATGTTGTGTTGGCTCTGTGGCTCATGAAATGAGCCACGCGGGGCCATCCCTATATGAATAGTTCCCCAATATCAATGCTTTTTCCTATCAAAATAGGATTTTCTGACTACGCCGAGTCAATTTTTCAAGCCCAGTCTTGCAAGAACCTCTGTTGCTTGCTAACTGCGGTTAGAACAGTGTGCCTGTATATGCGACTGAACTCCCTCTTGTCTGATTCATCAAAGATGATTTGGATAGCACCGAACTTTGATGTATCAATTGGTGTAGCATCTGCCGTCACTGAATAGAGGACATTCCAACTCTCATTACCCATTTCTTCGACCTGCACGATAGGCATATCTGCAAGTGTCTTTCCTTTGTCTGAAAGGGCAGTCTGAGCCATGTCTAATGTTTCTAAGATGTGTTGCTCAATCAAAGCAGTTTTGATACCAGCAACTATCTCTCTCATCTCATTCGTTTCGTCATCGTCTATGTTGTTCATGCCCGTCAATAATTTTCCCACCGTTATCAATGAATCGTTTTCTCAAGAATCAATAATGAAGGTTGCAGAGTATGGAGTTTCACCATGAAGCCCACCTTCTCTCTCATAATCGAAATCAACCATTCTTCCAGTGAATCTCTGAACAGATGACGAACCAGCCCAGTTCGTAGTTTCCCACTCGATATACAGGAGTGTTCCATTCGACAGGTAAGTTTCCATCTGCAAGATATCGGTTGTCGCAGTTGTTTTGAGGAATGAGCCCTTCAATACAAATCTCTCATCTCTCGACCCCATATCGGTCACATCGGGGAACTCAGAATCAAGGACTGGAACCGATACCATATTCGCACTTCTCTGAGCCTCAAACGAACTTGGTCGAGTATTGAGATTTCCAAGCAAATCGACTGCCGTGTTTGCTGGAAGAACTTTCAGAATAGCAGTGGCCGTTGCTGATACATTTCCAGCACTATCAGTGCAAAATAATTGTGCCTCGTATTCACCAGCGTTTGAGTAGGTCACAGATAGTGTTTGACCCGTTTGTGAAACATTGCTTGCACCACTCACTCCACTGTTGAATGTGTAGTTAGCAATGGTCAATCCTGATGTGGTCGAAACCAAGTAGGATGATGACGCATCAAGTGTGACTGAACTTCCAGCATAGATTAAGGCTGGAGATACTTTGAGATTTGCAACTGGTTTAGCCTCTGCTGGAACGACAGAGATTGCAGATGATGCTACACTTTCATTGCCTTTGTCATCTTTCACATAAGCAACCGCAGAGAAGGTTCCAGCCGCCGTATAGACATGGGAAGCATCGAATGTTGCAGTGGTCAAAGTTTGGTCTGCAAAGTCCATCCATTGAGTTATGGAACCATCTCCAAAATCTATCTTGATTTGTGACAAAGTTCTATCCGAATCAGTAGTAGTTCCAGTGGCTCTGAATGAAACAATGTTTCCAACTTTCGTTGATATTGGTGGGGTCACATCACCATTGAATGTATTACCTGTGCAAGTAAGTGTCACAGTTGGTTTGATGTCGTATCTAAGAGTCCAATTTCTTACGATTGGAAGGGCGTTCCAATTGATAGGATGATATTCAGTTTGAGTATTATCAGGTATGTAAAAATTGAATCGAATTACAAACCCATTTGTGTATGCAGAACTTGGTAAATCACGCAAGTCAAGACTACCAATGTTTCCAAAGAAATCAAGGGTTTTATTTTCAAATCCTGAAATGATTGTCGAAGCCTCAACTTCGATATTATTCAACTTGGTTGCTGGTTCCAAAAGAGTCACAGTCACATCCATTCCTTTGTCTAAATCTCTGTTGTCGATTTCGACATCCAATGTATTGTATTTCGCCGCACTTGTCACATTCTCAATCATCGTATCAACAGTGAATGGAAGCATTGGTTTTGTTGGAATCTGACGGAGAATTATTTGGTCAATCTGTAAATCGGATTGACTCATCTGTAAATTAGGTCTTTGAGAGAATACAGAACCACCCATATTGTTTGTTATCGTGCTATTTGAACCAAGACCCAAAGCATCCCCGATTTTGATTGTCATTCCCCAAACTGCATTCGCTGAGTTCGTGTCGGTTCCGACAGTCTGTCCATTTAGGATGTAAGTCATTCCAGCCTCAGTGAAAACTGTTCTCATTGTGTGCATTCCACTACTCAATGTTCTCGGACTTCCATAACCGTAATTGTTGCCCAAGTTCCCCCAGC